AACCGTCACTGATCCCCATTGCAAAATTAACCCACCAGGAAGTTTTTGATAACCATTCGAACCAAGTGATTGATTACTTCCGGTGAAGTTTGTAGTGTAAACCCCATTGGTGACAGTAGCAGCATTACCAGTGATACTGATACCCCAAGTCCCACTTGCACCGCTACCAGTCAATCCTGGGGCATACGATCCAATGTTAGAGGTGGTAACACCATTGGTTGCTGTTGCAGCATTTCCGGTAATGTTAATCCCCCATGTACCGGACGCACCAGTTCCGGTTTTGGTGGGAGCATCGTTAGCAATACGCAAGATAGTGTAAGCAGTGGTGGCAGCGTTTGTGCTGTTGTCACTGGTTGATGGAGTTGGCAGAACAGGACTGCTAGAGAACGTCTTAACGCCAGCAATCGTCTGATTTCCGGTCGTGTACACCCCGTTAGTCACAGTTCCAGCATTTCCGCTGACATCCCCGGTCACATTACCGGTGACATTCCCAGTGACATTACCGGTGACGTTCCCAACAAATCCAGCAGAGGTAAATGTACCGACAGATGACCCGTTGGCAGCAACTCCGATCTGGTTGCCAGCAGCAGAATAAAAACCTGTATCGGTATCACCGTTGAACGTCCAGCTAGGCGCAGCAGCAGTTCCAGCCGGGGCAATGTACTTGTCCTGGGAGCCGTTCTGCCACTCTTTCAGATCAGCCATCAACTGCCGGATGGCATTGTTGATATTCGCAGGGGAGCAACCTTCTGCGATGTTGATCGAATTGATGTCTGTGTTGAGGTCTGGATTAGTGTCGAACTCTGAGATCTTTGTCTTTGCCATTATTCCACCTCAACTTGAGGAGTCAGAAGCCCACGCATTGCGGCAGGCACGTTAAAGTATGTCGCAGGCTCTCTGCCAACTGGCCTACCCATCAGAATCTGCGAGATCAATTCATCAACCTTGCTCTGCATTCTAGCGCCAGCCATCTCTCTAGCAGCAGCACCCATTGCAGGCACAGCAACAGCGCCAGTAGTACCACCAAGCGCATACCCTGCGCCCGTAGCAATACCACCAGAAATTACGCCAGTCGGTGACAATTTGCCGAAGTAACGCAAGACATTGTCAACAGGACCACCACGTGCAACGTCTTTGATCAATTCCTGCTCTTCTTTAGTAAACCTTCTGAGTTTGGTTTGATTGTTAGCAAGCTGTCTAAATTGCACTCGAATGGAGTTCTCCATTCCAGACTGGCTATATTGCGCCGCACTATTTTGTGCGCGCTCAAGCAAAGTCTCAATTTCTTGACCCTTGGCTGCCCTGCTGTAAAGCCCACGAGCTTCTTTCAGAGCATCAATTGCCATTTGCCGAGAGGGGCCAGCACCAGCCACAAGATCAGCGTCTTGCAAGTTCTCAACAAAATCATCCATCTTGTTCAGAATAGCCATGCCCATTTTGCTTTCTGAACGATCACGAGATGCCGCAACATTCCCAGCCGCACGGCGCAATCTCTCCAGTCTTTCAAGCGTCAACGGAGTTTGTGCTTGCTGTCCGAACTCATCCAAAAATGCGGCTACAGCGGGTTGAGATCGAGGCAAGTACCCAAGGCTATCAACAGACTTAAAAATGTCTTGCGCGGCTTTCTGGAGGCTTTGTGGGGCAATGATTGCACCAGCCTGCTCGGACCGTTGATAGGATGCTGCTGCCGCCTGTTTCATTGCTTCAGGAGTCGGCACGATCTCTCGTTGACCCCTGCCTGCGCCAACAGCACCAGATGCGACAATGGAAGCAATTTGTCCAGCAACATCGCTATCAGTTACGTCTGCCACTGCCTCACCCGTAGCAGGACCGACAGCACCAGCAACAATCTGCTGACCAGGACGAGCAGCCATCTGTCCAGCCACAGCCCTTCCAGTCGGGGTAACAGCCGTCTGTGCCATCCTAGCCATCCCGGGGATCGTTCCAATAGCACCAGCAGCACCGCCACCAGCAGCAGTCATCATCTGCTCAGGCACAGTCTCAGGCTGAGGCAGACCCATCCGAGTCGCCAATCCACCAATGGCTTGCATTGGCGTTGGAATTTGCATGGATTGAGGTGCAGCAAGGTTATAAAGCTGCGTAGCAGCCTCAGCAGCAGGAACCGCCAAGGCTCCAGCGGCCATACCAGGAGGACCAAACGGAGCGCCCATCGCAGCGCCTACAGCAACCGGAGCAGCGCCACGAGCAACAAGCCCTGGAATTCGCGCAGCGCGTTCCTCTATTGGTCTTCCTGCTGTCAGATAATCAAGCGCCTGCGTAGAGGAATAGCCCTCTTTCATGGCTGTCGTAATGTCGTCAGCGCGGATTCCGCTTTGCACTAGGAACTTGACGATTTCGTCGTCTTTGTAACCTTGGCCTCGCGCCTCGATAATGCGATCTGACAGACTCTTTGCCATGTCACTTCCCAAAAATGTCGGTCAAAGACTTACGCTTTGCTCCAGCAGGACTAATTACAGACTTTTTAAGGTCTTCTTCAATCGTCTTGTTTTTACCGTAATCCAACTGATAGCCCTCATACAAACCAGAGATGGCCTCATTGGTAGCACGGCTCAGAATATCCAATTGCTCCCGAAGTTGATCGACCGTTTGCGCTTGATCCAGCGCGGCTTTTAGGTTTTCAAACCTTGCGCCCTCTCGCTCAGTCAAAGAACCAACGCCTGAACCAGTCGGGGATTGCTGACGAAGATTGACGATACCAGCAATAAAGTTGCGATTCTTTAGGTTATCAAGCAGCGCCCTAGCATTTGCCGCCTGAGTCCCAGGGATAGCACTTAGAGCAGTACCACCGAATCCAGTCGCAGACGCAAGACCGGGATGGCTACGAACTTGCTCGACAGCATCTTTTAAGTCGCGCAGATCTTTGATCGCAGAGCGAGCGGCAGATACGACTTTTGGTTGTGCAACTTCCAACTCAGTGCGGAACTTAAGCGGAACACTTTGATTTCTAACAGTCGGCACAAAACCTTCCTGCTGCGGTTGTGCTCCGGTAACAGGTTGAGCAACTTCTGGTTGAGCGGCAACCGGTGCTTGAGGTTGAGCAGCAGGAGCAGCAGCAGCGGCTTGCAATGGTTGACCACCAGCAAGCGCAACAATGTTTCTGGTCAGATCAATACCAGTTTCTGCTTTCAACGTTTCGGCTTTAATTTGCAAATCAGCCAATGCAGCAGGAGACGGACGCTGTTGGAACTCAAGAACCTGACCAAGCTGTTGAGGGCTTAGGTTTTGTGTCTTGACACCAGGGAATTGAACCGAGGCATACAAAGAACCAAGTTCAGACAGCTTCGGAATATCCTCTCTGTTATACACCGCACGAGTGGCGCCTGTTCGTTTATCGATCTGAACAATGTCGCTACCAGAAGATTTATACTCAAAAACATCCTGCGGCTGCATGATCTTGATGCGTTTCTCAAGAGCATTTACAACCTTCTCAAAATCAGCAGGAGGGAGATATGAAGACAGTTGAGACAGTGCTTGTTGATTGATTGCAGGCTGGTTGAGAGTGCCGCCTTCTGCCGATTGGATTAGAGCGGCCAACGGATCAGCCGCCTGTGCACCAGTAGTGAGTGCTTGCTGACGCTCAGTTGTTACCAATTGAGGCATGACCTGTCGCACAAGTTCCTGCTGCTGGCGCAGCCTTTGTGCTTCTTGCATCTTCTGCATAGCACCTGCTTGGCTGATCTGCTGGTTGACAGCGTTCTGATACATCTGCTGACCAGCCATCAACCCAGAACCCAATGCCTGACCGATATTCGTGCGAGTCCTGCTAGGACCACCCGCTTGCAACAGACCCGCAGCAAGACCTAAGAGTCCCTGCTGCCTAGCCTGCTGCTGTAAGTTTTCGTCTCCCAACAGCCCAAGAACGGGATTGGCGGGAAACAGCCGATCAAGCAATCCATCCATTACATTCTCCTAGCGGGACGATACTCGCCTACACTGTATCCAGGCATCATCCGTTCAAACAGCAACCCAGGTACATCGAATGCACCCAGTTGTTGCTCCTCGTCCTGTCGCATGAACTCCAACGGACCTACAACACGTTGAGAGATGGGTACAGGTTGGAAGGCAATGTTTACAGGTTTGGCCTGAGACGGTTGTATTGGTGCTGTTTGAGCTTGCTGTGGAGTCATTGCCCCAGCCAATTGCGCCCCAGCCATCAACACAGGTGTAGATGTGGCTTTACCCAATAACCCAGACATTGCAGACGCAGGAGCAGCAGCCAATTGAGTCTCAGCAGCCGCCGCCGGGATGAATCCACCAGCGGTTGATGCTGCGCCACCACCCAACAATCCAGGGGCTACAGCACCCCCAACACCACCTAAAGTAGCTCCCAAAAGAGCGCCCTTCAGCGGGTCTTTTTTGTTTGTGACAGCGCCAGCAGCAGCGCCAACCATTGCAAGGGTTACTGGATCAGCCATGTTAAGTCCCTTGTGCAGTCATTCCAAGATTCGCTTGTGGCCTGTTGAACGCGCTAATCAGCGCAGCACCACCCAGGGCAGTAGCAGCAGGATTCGTGTATTCCGGGGCAACCTGTTGCGATCCAGCAGGTACGCCCCCGATGAACGACAGATATTGCTGAAGCGCCCTGAACGGAGCTTGCTGTTGATAATTGAACCTGTTGATCTGGTCCTGAACTTCCTGCTGCTGGTACTGTTCACCCATCTGTCCAACCTGCAACAGACGCTGAATGTCGGCATAATCCTGAGATGCAAGAGACGGTGCCAACTGAGCAGCAGCCAGACGAACATTTGCCGCACCTTGTTCAGCACCAGTCAACCCCTGTGCTGCTTGCAACTGAGTATTGAATTGCTGTGCCTGTGTCTGTCCCAATCCACCAGCGGCTGCAAGTTGGTTAATAAGTGCTTGCTGTTGAGCCTGTTGCTGTCGATTGAGCGCAGCTTCTTGGAGTTGGCGCTCCTGCTGATACCCAGCAAACCCAAGACGCTCACCTAGACCGGACAGATTCGCAGCGAGAGATTCAGCAGCGCCTGCCTGGAGTTGTCCCTGTGCAGCAGATCCAAACCGACCAGCACGAGATGCTTGAGATTGAATGTTCTGAATCTGTTGTTGGAACTGGCTAGTGATCGGGCGGGAAGCAGCCTCAAAAGTTGCTTGTAGAAATGGGTTCATTCCAAGAAACGCGCCACCAGCAGTTTGATCTGCTTGAACCTGACCGGCTCTCCCGTAGATGTCCTGATACATCCCAGGAGCGGCACCCTGTCCGGCTTGTCCGTAGATGTTGCCGAACATACTTCCAGCAGGAGCTTGGAAACCCGTAGCAGCCCCCACAGCACCCTGTGCGCCTGACACCAGCGGAGATCCAGCCTGCGCCCTTTGTGCGGCCATTTCCATAGCCTGCTGGGTATACTGAGACGGTCCTACAAAAGTTTGACCGCCGTAATACTGCGGCACATATCCTGCCTTCATTTCACCCGTAGCAGGATCTCGATATTGCAACTGTCCGGTCTGAAACAGGCTCTGAGCGCCGGACAAACCCTGCTCGACAAACGGAACAAGCCTAGGATCAATGCGGTTTTCGGTCTGGGTTGTACCCGATCTGCTACCCATTAGACACCTCTTTCACCCATTTTACGGGCTTAAATCCATATTTTTCAGCCATTTTTGACCATCCCGGCCGATTTGACTCAAACGTGATTCTACGCGCACCACCCGATTTAGCAATTTCCTCTGCATGACGGAAACCTTCTTGCATCAGAAACTTTCCATATCCTGCCCAAATATGCACAGAATCGCCAACCGGCTGCAAAACACCAAACCCTACCGGAACACCATCCTCTACCATCAACCACAACATTGACTTACACGTATAGCAGTCAACGTATATATCCTCGGGTATCCAAGGCTCAGAACTCGCCTCTTTTACTTCCAATAAACCTTGCCGCACATAATCCCAGACCGATCTGAGACTGTTTGACTCGACAAACACTCTATCCAAGAATCACATACCTATATGTTTTGTCTGCCGTACTGTTTGCAAAATGATTGACGGTTGCCTGACCTTGCGTCTGGTTCGATGTGTACACATCAGACGTTGAAGATTCAGACACCATGTTGATAGTAGCAATTACGGATGGAGTTGCTGGTCTTGTTGGGCTGGTCTGTGTTGGCAACTGCTCTAACGTGACAGATATGTTAGTTGTCGCCCACATTATTTCAACGTAATCGTTCGCAACAAGATCAATATAAAAATTCAACGCAGCAATCAAGTGACCGTTGATAGACCCGTGTTTATTAGGAACGGAATATCTGCTATTACTGTTGGCAATGTCTGTGCCGTTTTTTCTGAACCAAATATCTACGTCTTGAATCTGAGAGTCAGCGTTTGCGAATTGTGCGCTGAACTGGAGATCGTAAATTCCAGGGCTTTTGACATTGATGCGAGAGTTATTGCTGACGGTCACTCCATTGCTGAAGTCCGTCGTGCCAAACTTCATTGCATAGGCATCTACCGTCGTCGTCGCAGACTGGTCTGTGGAGTCCTGAAACGCTCCGTAGGGGATGTCATCCGCAGCAGCAGCAGCAGAGTATGGCGCGAACAGGATGATGCTGTCTTCGCTGATCCGCTCATCGAATAACGTCGTGCTGGTTGCGTTACCCGTAGCAAGGGTGATCAGACCGACAGAGTTGATCTTCCCGTCAAGGATGCGGTTGACGATTTCGGACACATCCCGAGGCGTCCCACCCTGCTGTGGAAGTCTACGAAACATCAGCGACCACCGACAGTCTTGATGTCAACATCGACACCGACAGCAGTGTTCCAAGTTCCAGTGGGAGTCAGTGACACCCGATGATACTTTCCTCTCGACCTCAATGGGATGCGATTCTCGCTATCAGCAGCAACAGCAGTGGAATAGCTTAAATTGCCGTCCAGACGGTATCGAGACGCAACTTGAACTGTGGCAGACCCATTGTCCACGATGGGTCTAGCAAGCGTCAGGATCGTCTCTGTGTTTTCGGCTTCTATATCACCAGAAGTCAGAACAGCGGTTTGATTGGCACCACCAAATGTCACCAGACGGCTTGCCGTAACACCACCGAGCACCAACTTGCCGCCAGCCCATAGCCGGGAATCAAGGGATTCTGGCAGAGCATCCAGGCTTGCTGAGACATTTGCAAGCTGCTCCAGCGTATAACTGGCAGTGGCAAGTGTTGAAACATAATCAGCGGTCGTTTGTCCATGACTCCATTTGTCCACAGCGTAGTTGTAAATCAACACCTTCTGGACGTTGAAAATATCCCGGAAGCACCAGACCACTACCTTGTTCACCGGATCAACAGCAGCAGACATCTTGTCGAACTGTGCAGGATCGGCGTTAGCATAAAACCACCGATCAACCACCTCATTCCCGATTGGCTTGACCGTCTGCCCATCCGTCACAAAGAACCCATCATCGCTCAAGAAGTAGGTCAGAGGACCACTCTGCACCACAGAACGAGACTCATAACAGCCTAAATTCCTAACGATAACATCAAACTGAAAGAAGAGCGGAGATCCGATGTAAGTCATCCGCGCAATCGCTCGTTCCAACAGGACGACACCAAACTCACCACCCGTCAGACCACGGATCTCACCGCCATCAGGTATCACCTGGGAGTCAGATTGACTACCAGCACCAGGAGTCCAGTCTGTCTCGTCGTTAATGTCAGACCAATATATCGTCGAAATCTCGCTTGCAGTCTTGGCAGCAACTACGAAATCACGGACAACCGTCACAAACTGAGCAGTTGGAGCAGCAGCAGCAACATCCGCGAACTTGGTACTTGACCCCATGTCCCAGGCTTGGATCTTGTCAATCCCATTCGCGGCCAGTACAACAGACCCAAACTGTGCAGTAGTCCAGAGTGTCGTCGTAGAGTAAGCAGAAGCGGTCCGACTTACGTCATCCATAGACGAGTCAGTAGGATCGAACTTAAACAGCTTTGTAGAGCCTGCACCGAACAGGGTGGTGGTTGTACCCAATCTCCCGACAAAACTCGTCAGAAGGCTTTCTGATGCAGTTGAGGACAAGTTGGCATTGGATGGCAGAGGACCATAGCCCATAGCGACCGGAAGACAGTTAAGCGCCTCGGTCAATCCTCCGGCGACTCCGGGTCTATCAGGTGTCCACTTGCCAAATGCGATTCTCATTGGACGGTCCAGTTATTCGATTGCGTTGACTTGTCGGTCCAAACATTTGAATCAATTGATGTTTCAGACCAGATATTACTTCCAGAAGCGTTTTCAGTCCATGCGTTTCCACCCGGAACAGAGTCGGCCCAAGTGTTAGCTCCCTCATCCGGGATTGACCATACGCCCAACAACGAAACAGACCCCAACTGCGTTGTGCCCTGCAACCCAGACACATCGATGTAGTTGTTCGTTTCTAGGGTAATCGTGCCAAGCGCAGTCGTCCCCTGTACCCCAGTGACAGGAATGACAACCAGAATTCTGACTGTACCCGTTTGCCCTGTAGCTTGTACTCCGGTCGTAACGACAACAGCATCAGCAGTGACGGTGACAGATCCAACTTGCCCAACAGCAGAAACACCTGTTAGCGCAGTGTTTGCCTTTGCGACAACAGTCTCGTTTCCGAGCGTTCCTGTCGCTGACACACCAGTCAGAGATACGTTTACCCCTTGATTCTGGATTACAGTGACAGAACCAATTGATCCGGTTGCGGAGACTCCAGTAAGAGATACGTTTACACCCTGACCAGCAGAGACAGTAACCGATCCTAGTGCACCAGTTGCACTAACTCCTGTGGCAGCAACTACTGCTTTGCCTGATACAGATACGGAACCAAGTTGCCCAGAAGCCGATACGCCCGTGACCGGAACTATCTTTGCAATTTGTACGGTAACGCTACCAAGTTGTCCGGTCGCAAATACTCCGGTCAAAACAACATTGGCTTTTCCAGTAACATTTACGTTACCAATTTGACCTGTGGCAAAGACTCCGGTAACTGGAACTGGTGTAACTAGCGCAACCGTAACCGTCCCAAGATTACCAGTTGCAGAAACTCCGGTGACGTTAACAGTAACGCCACCACCACCCGGAGCCTCAAACCTCCATCCGAGGCTTCCGTTATTGGTTGAGTTTGAACCAGCGTACCAAGTCATAGCGGATATGCTCTCACACCTGTAATGGTGAGATAGTCTACCGATATATCACCACCTCCGGTATGAACCAGAGTTGCTGGAGAACTGGCTGAAGTCCCCTGAACCGTCAGCACCCGCCCTGCCTCGCCTGCCGCCGTCCACTGAGATACGCGCTGGGTGGTCGTGCCTAGGGTGATGTTGGTCGCGCCGGTTGCTTTATAAGTATTAGTAATGTCCTTGAAGGTGTTGTTGCCGACGATCGTCAGAGTGCCAGCACCGCCTTGGTTGAGGGTGATGTTGGTGTAGGCGATGCCGCCGCCACGAAAATTTTTAGCAGAACCAGAGGTTAGGCTGATCGTGCCTGTGCCTGTAACGGTAAGCCCAGTTGAGGTTACGTTCCAAACGTCAGCTGACCCGGAGAGAGTCCATGTTCCAGATCCTATAGCAACAGTTCTTGTATTAGATCCACTTGAAGTTACATCTGGTGTTGTGACATTGTAAGAACCTGCATCAAAAGTTCCAGTTGTTATTATTAACGACTGAGAACTACCGATTGCGTCTTGTAATGTTACAGATCCAGAAGGACTATTTGTAGTTATTGTTTGTGCAAACGATTTTCCGGCGCTGGTAATGGTTTGACTTCCTCTTCCAGAAAAAATGAACCCACCACCCCCGCTCATTGTCGTTCCGGTGCCATTTATCCAATTTCCATATACGTTGACTGTTGCACTAGACGCCAAGGTCATCGTGTTGCCGGTACGCGCCGACATATCTATCGTGCCGATGTTGTAGGCTGCGTTGATTGTCGTCGTAGCACCTGTACCGGGGCTGGTCGATTCAAAGATGCAGGTATCTTGGGCCAGAGGGAAGTTGTTGACAGACGGAGAACCCCCGCTCGATGTGGCCCAAGCCGTAGCAGACCAGTTGTTGTTTCCGGCGAGGTTCCAATACTTGTTCGCTGCTGCTGTAAACGTAATCCCGCTGTTCCCCTTGCAGTCCCCGATCCTCGTACCCGAAGCAGGAGCCGCAGCACCTGCAATTGTGATGTCACGGAAGTCTACGTCGGTCATGCTGACGGCGGGGCAGGTCAGGGTGCGGGTCGTTCCGAGGGTGTCGGAACGGACAAAGTGCCGCATCGTGGCGTTAGTGCCAGCGGAAAGGGTTAGAGTGCCGGTAATGGTTTGGTTGGCGGTGATGGAGATGATCTTCAGGCCAGCAGAGGTGATGCCGGTAAATGACAGGTTATTGAAACTGTTCGCGCCGTTGATGGTAACGGTGCCTGCGGAGGTGCTGGTGAAGGCAACGTTGTAGAAGGTTTGGTTGTTGCCTGTAATTTCAGTGGTACTACTCGTGTAATTAATTTGAGATGTGCCCGCTATAAATGTTAGATTTGCTCTCTGGGTTTCTGTAGAACCAAATCCAGATGTTGTGCCAGTGCCGCTTACTGTAACTGTAGAAGAGCCTAAATCAATAGTTCTAGAATTGTTAAATGCTGATATAAGAAAACTTACTGATAAATTATAAATATCGCAGTCAAACAACCCATTTGTTATGGACAAGGTATTGGACCCAGTATTCAATGCGCTACCCAGCGCCCATTCGCACCCGACGCCGTTAACCGTAATCGCAGAAGCAAGCGCCACGCCATTAGTCGTCAGCGTTTTGCCTGACGTTGATCCAGTCAACGTGATTTGACCGTTATAAGTTCTCGTCAAACCCGTTGCAGGCAGCGTCACGTTGCCATGAATGCCATCAATTGTAGTCGATCCGGCCAGCGTCACGTTTCCTGATGCTGGGCCAGCGATAGTCAAAGCCTTCATCCGAATCCCGCCGGTCACGGCGTTCACCGTAGCGGTGTATGCGGTTGCGTTAGAAGCCGAATCAAACACCACATCGTCATGGCTTCTTGGAACAGCTGCACCCGATGCACCCCCAGAAGACGTAGACCATCTTGCAGTGTCTGACCAGTTGCCGGTTCCACCAACCCAGTAGCGGGTAGAGTCTGCGGGTTTTGCAGTGCGATAGACCGGTGCAGCGGCTGTTCCAGTGCTGTTTGCTCCAGCATAGAACTCTCCGGGGCTTGTAGCAGCAAACCCAATGCTACCCATTGCAAGGTAGTCAATGCCAGAAGTACAAGCTCCGGCGAGGAGATGGGCAGTCCCTGTGCCGGTCAGGGTGACGACATTACCCGCCGTTCCTGTCACGGTCCACGCACCGAAAGTCTGGGTGGTTGTACCAAGCGCAATGGTGTGCGCGACAGTCTTAGTGCTGGCAAGCTCGGTAAATTGGTTATTGTCAGTTATGGTCAGGGTAGATGTGCCAGTCGCACCGCCGATGGTGAGTTTGTTATAGGAGAGAATTCCACCGTTAAATGTACGGGCAGAAGTGCTGGTGTCAGACAGAACAATGTTTGCGGTGCCTTTGTAAAAAGTAAAAAATGCGGTATTAAAGCCGCCGTCTCCCCAAATATTACCTGTACCAGATACTGTCCACGTTCCTGACCCCATTTTTAATGTTCTTGCCCCGGTGAAACCAGATATAAACGTCAGCCCTACTTGACCTGTTGTTACATTATATGTAACAGCATCAAATGTTCCACTCCATATTTCTAAACGTCTATCAGAAATTGTCGAAAAAGCATCTGCCAATTGAGCCGTTCCCGTCACGCAATCAATCCTCACCGGGCAACCAAACTGTACACCGTTGCTAGTAATAGTCTGCGTTCCACGCTTGGCAAATGTAATCGTGCCTGTCGTGCTTGAAGAAGTAACCCCTGTTCCAAACTTCCAGTCACCATACACAAATGGCAAATTGGTGCTTGTCGTCAACGTCATCGCACTTGTTCGTGCAGATGCATCAAACGTCCCGATATTCCACGCTGCATTGATTGTGATCGTCCCCGTCACGCTACCAGTGTTATCAAACACCGCCGTATCTTGTGCAAGCGGGAAGTTGTTGGTTGCAGGAGAGCCGCCAGAAGATGTGGCCCATCCGTCAGCACTCCAGTTCTGAGCACCAGCAAGGTTCCAGTA